TGTAACGCTTGCACCATGTCCCCCGGCTCACTGGCATATTTTAGCGTATGCGGCAACGGTCTATAGTCTACAAGCTCAACCCGTTTCGGGTCTATAAATATAAATTGCACGGCGGCGGGGCTGTCTTTTAATGCCGTTGTAATAATGCCATTTATAACAACGCTTTTACCGCTGCCCGTTGCGCCCGCTACAAGTAAATGCGGCTGTTTCAGCATATCCGCAAATAGATTGTAATAGCTGCCGGGTGGCGTTTCCCATGTCTTTCTAAACAATGTTTTACACCTCCATATATAAGAATACCCCGCACGGCGGCGGGGCTTCTTTTATGCTTCTTTCTTCCAGTATGCCGGGTATCTGCCCGTTTCGTTGGTGCAGTTGTAATACATAAAAGCATTAACCACGGTTTCAAACTCACGGTTGCGGGCTACTGTAGTGTTGAACCCGTCCCCGCTAACTTGCGTGTAGCTTTCCCGTTGTGCGTCTGAGTGGCACCCCCACGGGGAAACCGGGGACAGCTTGCAAGCCGTCAAGCGGATGACTTCGCCCGCATTATAACGGCGGGCGGCTTCCTTCTTAGTAATGCGGATATAACCGCCTATTTGCATTTTATTCATGGTATAACCTCCTATTTGTGCATTTTGCTATTGTATGCGGTTCTTTCTGTGGTGCAGGTTTGAAAGCCTACACTTTCCAGACCCCCGGCAGAGCCGGGACGCTTGCGCCCTAACTGGCTATTTATACACGGCGCAACGTGTTTAGAATGCTATGTGGGAGAGCCTGCAAGCGGCTTGATATAAAGCCCTTGCTTGAACGTCTAACCATTCTTCCCGGCTGTTAGGTCTGCGCTCACCCTCACGGGTGCGCTTGTACTCAGACGGGCAGCAAAGCCGTTCTGCAATGTCTCCGTTATAGATGAGGGAAGAACCGCCGTAGCTATAGGACTCCCAGGAGTCCGCACCATTGAGCAACCACGCTTTAAACTCTACACGGTCTGCGGCTTCTCTGCCTTCATACTCTGCCCGCTCCTGGTATCCGTCCAGGAGTTCAAGAGCGTACACGGTAACGCCCTTACTCCATGCGCTGCGGTCTTTCCTGGCTTCCAGTTCTTTCTTAATTTCGTTGTATGCTTTCATCTGTTTGCCTCCTGCCCGTGGGCTGTTTGTTTATCAAGTGTTTTATTGATTATAGTATATCAAGTGTTTTATTGAATGTCAAGCGTTTTATTGAAATTTTTTCAAACTTTTTAACCACGTCCCGCTGCTCTGCCTGTGGTGCAGGTTGTCCCGGTCATCCTGCGGACAGACCCCCGGCGGGGGATATAGACCCCCGGCAGCCGGGGCGGGTGAGCCTGGAAAATTCCGCAAAAATAAAAAAGATTCAATAAATCGCTTGACAATAAAATGCTTGTGATATATACTGACCATAGGAGGTGTAATATGGAAGCAAGAGAGATTATCAAAGACATTATGAGTACAGATGAAGTCACGAATGCTGAACTGGCACGGAGATTAGATATAACGCAGGCAACCGTCTGGGACAGGTTGAATAATAAGAAGGGGCGCAAGGATATTCCTGTATCTCTTCTCAAAACGATGTTAAGCGCACTTGGTTATAAAATCGTGGTTGTTCCCGATGAAACACCTATCCCCGAAGGTGGATATGAGGTTGGTCAGACAGACATGGTAGGGTAAAATAGAATTTTACAGTAAGTTTTTATAGTAGAGGGTCTACTAAGAAAACTTATATGAAAATCTTAAAATACCCTACCAACCTTTACCGATTAAGGAGGTAATTATTTATGAGCGAATTAACGCTTATTGAACAGAGAACGGTAAATAATGTTCTGGTGGACGGGTACTATGGTAGCGAAGAAGCGTGGTTTACCCGTTTTCAAATAGGTGAAGCATTAGAGTATTCAGACCCTATAACTGCGATTACGAAAATTCACAATCGCCATCCAGAACGATTTGAAGGAAAATCAGTAACTACCAAACTGGTAGGTACTGACGGTAAATCATACGATATGTGGGTTTACAACTTCAAAGGAGTCCTTGAGATATGCCGTTGGAGCAAACAGCCTAAAGCTGACATGGTGATGGACTCACTGTATGATATGGCTGAATCTGTTGTTAAAAAGGGCTACTATACAGTCATGTCCGCAGAAGAAACCATCAAAGCATTGGCTAAAGGTATGGAATATCATCATTTCATGGAAGATGTTATATTTCCCGCTATTGAAATGCAGGATGAATTTACTTTCGATGGGCTTTTGGAACATTATTGTGGCTATCCCGTAAAAACGATGGATGATTTGAAACACGCAAAGGTCGTATTCAACCAAACTTCTAAGGAGAGAAAACAACGATTGTCGGCACTGAAATACAATGTTAATGACTATGTGAATGACGATGATATGTACCGCCGTATCAACAGGTTCAAATGGTCAGCCCCGGAGAATAGAGGTCATTATAAGACCATCAAGGGTGTTCGTTGGTTCGATGACTTTATTATGCAACAGCTAAGATGAAGTAGATTTCATCGACAGCAAGGTATATAAGGAGGTCGCAAACTACGACTCCCTTATATGTGGAAGGGGTGAACTCATGTTTTATATTTTGTTTTGCTGTCTATGGTTTCTATGGTGGTGTATCAAGTCATTCGTTTTGTTTGCAATGTGGTTCACCTGGAATGTCGTAGTCAGACCTGTGGTATGGTGCTTGTGCCTGCCTTTTAAGTTAATAAGTAACTGCAAGTGAGTTGCGGTTTTGTCCAATGGGACTGTCTTAATTGACGGTTCCATTTTTTTTGTTTACGGAGGTATGTATGGATTATAGTAAGATGAAAAGCAGTATTGACCGGGCTATCTTAAAGAGTCCGCTTGATGTTGCAGCCTATGATGATAAGTTCGCCCTGTGCCGTGACTATGAGGGTACAGAGTTCCGACTGGCTCACGAGTGGAACCAGGCTTTACAGGAGGAAATCAGAGCAGGACTGAAACTGGCAGTAGATACCAGGGATTTTAAGACAGCAGAGGGATTTGACAATCTGCTGTTTCGCTCCCTACTGTTTTGTGCGCCCCATTATTTTGACGCATATTTACAGGCGGTAGAGTACGGTAAGCCGCTTGACAAGAAGTTCTACCTGCCCCGCCGTCATTACCTTAGACGATATGTAGAAGGATACCAGGAAGTTCTTGAGGGGAAACTGGACTTTCTGTCCATTTCCATGCCGAAACGATGTGGTAAGTCTCAGCTTGGTATCAACTTTACGAATATGCTTTCTGGTAAATTTCCAGACCGCTCTACGCTGATGGAGGGTACAGGTGATGACCTCGTTCAATCTTTCTACAAAGGTTGCCTTGAGTACATTCAGCAGCCAAACGATTATCATTTTTATGATATTTTCCCGGAGAGCAAACTGGTACAGACCAATGCCGATACGAAGGTCATTAACCTTCTGCATAAGTCCCGATTCCCTACTGTCATGTGCCGTTCTATTGACGCACGGCAGGTAGGTCTTTCGGAAGCAACCAACCTTCTTTACCTGGATGACTGCGTAGAGGGACGTGAGGAAGCGAAGAATAGACAGCGGCTTGATGACAAGTGGGAGGTCATTTCGGGTGATATTATCGGACGTGCCATTGAGGGTACGCCTATCGTTATCTGCGGTACACGATATTCTCTGTATGACCCTATCGGTCACTTACAGGAGGAAATGCGGAAGCAGGGCAAGCGGTGCAAGATTATTGAAACCCCGGCTCTTGACCCCGTGACGGATGAGAGTAACTTTGAATACATTCGTGAAGGCAGGAAGGTTTTCACCACGCAGTATTTCCGTGACCAGAGAGAAATGCTTTCGGCAGAGCAGTTTGAGTCTGAGTTTCAGCAGCAGCCGTTTGAAGCGAAAGGTATTCTTTTCCCGGAAGCGTCCTTGAACCGATACTTTGAACTCCCTGTAGACCGTGAACCAGACAGTATCATTGCTGTCTGCGATACTGCGGACAAGGGTGCTGACTATTGTTCTATGCCGATTGCTGCGGTGTACGGAGATGAGGTCTACATTGTAGACGTAGTGTTCGATGACTCCCCGCCAGAGGTTACGAAACCAGAGTGTGCAAAGGCTCTGATGGATAATCTTGTGGTGGCAGGAACCTTTGAGTCTAATAATGCAGGTACATATTTCGCCAGGGATGTACAGCAGATTTTGACTGACCGAAAGTATGTCTGCAATATCCGAACGAAGAGGACTATCAGCAATAAACAGACCCGTATCGAGTTCGCTTCTGATAACATTATCAAGCATTTTTACTTCAAAGACCCGTCACTCTACGCACGGAACAGTCAGTATGCCATGTTTATGAAGCAGGTCACAACCTACACCCGGTCTGGTAAAGTGCCACATGATGACGCACCCGACTCTCTTTCTCTGCTTGAGAATGAACTGCGTGGACTGGTAGGAGCGAAGGTTGAAGTTTTCAAAAGACCGTGTTAATTTACGCAAAAACTCTTCAAACCTATTATCAAGAAATCTCTTGAAATAACCATTGAAGAGTGCTATAATTACAATAGAAATATTAGGATTGGAGGTGGCTTGCGTGTCTTTCGGTTTATACGGTAGACGCATGATAAAGTCTGATGAAACCGAAGTGACCGTTGAGAACGTGGTTGCGATTCTCAATAAGGCACTTCCTTATCACTGGGAGAATCGCAGTGAGATTCAATATCTGTGGTACTACTACAGAGGATTACAGCCGATTCTCAACCGTGAGAAACAGGTTCGTCCAGAGATTTGTAATAAAATCGTGGAGAACCGGGCGAATGAGATTGTGTCCTTCAAGTCTGGCTATTTGATGGGCGAACCTCTACAGTATGTTTCCCGTGGTAACGGTGATAATTTATCTGACGAAATCAATCAGCTTAACGAATTTGTGTTTGCCGAAGAGAAGCCTGCAAAGGATAAGGAACTTGCTGACTGGTTCCATATCTGCGGTACGTCTTTCAGAATGGTTCTTCCAGATGAGGACGTAGGTGAGGACGATGACTCCCCGTTTGAAATCTACACGCTTGACCCACGAAACACCTTTGTGGTGTACAACAACGGTCTTGGAAATAAGCCGCTTCTGGGTGTCAAGTATGTGGTGGATGACAACGGCATAGTTCATTATAGTTGCTACTCTGACCATGAGTATTTTGAGATTGTAGAATCTCATATCATCAAGGCAGAGCCGCACATTCTGGGTGATATTCCCATCATCGAATATCCTCTGAACATTGCCCGTATCGGTGCGTTTGAGTTGGTTATCCCGCTCCTTGACGCAATCAACCTTACGGACAGTAACCGCCAGGATGGTGTTGAACAGTTCATCCAGGCACTCATGCTTTTCCACAACGTAGATATTTCGTCTGACGATTATGAGAAGCTGAGAGAGGAAGGGGCTATTAAGTTCCGGGATATTGACCCTCAGTTGAAAGCCGAAGTATCTTATCTAACCAGTACTCTGAACCAGGGCGAAACGCAAACCCTGGTTGACCATATGTACCAGACGGTATTGACTATCTGTGGTATGCCGAACCGCAACGGTGGTACGTCTACCAGTGATACCGGGTCTGCGGTCATTATGAGAGATGGTTGGTCTGCTGCGGAAGCAAGAGCAAAGGACAGCGAATTGATGTTCAAGAAGAGTGAGAGGATTTTCCTCAAGCTGATTCTGAATATCTGCAAAACTCTGAAAGGCATGGACTTGAAGGTTTGCAATATTGAAATTCGCTTTACCCGAAGAAATTACGAAAACATTCTGCAAAAAGCCCAGGTGCTTGACCTTATGTTGAAGAACAGTAAGATTCACCCACGGCTTGCTTTTGAACATTGCGGACTGTTTGTTGATTCTGACCTGGCATACACATTAAGTGCGGAATATGCAGAGGAACAGGAGAAGAAAGCACAGGAGTTGCTTGAAAAGCAGAATACGGAAAAGGAGGATGAAACCGATGACTCCAACACTGACAAAGGAAATGGTGCAGCAGGTGGAAACGCTGCTCAAGCACGGCAGCAGAGTGGAAGTGCTGATTGAGCAGGGCAAGGTTACGATTGTTGAAATCAAACGCAAGATGAGAATGAAAGAGTAACACCAGGACAGAGGTTCTGGTGAGTCCAATGGGACTGTGAGTGACGAACTCATAGTCCCTTTTTATTTTGCCTATGAATAATACATTTTCAGCTTATATTGCTGCGTTTGATGAACTCAACATTCTGACTTCCACCAGTTATTACTCCGCTTCTGGGAAGGATATGACCTCAAAGGTTGCTCAGATTGCGGATGACATTTTATCACTGCTCATCCGGGCTTATCAGCAGGGCATTACAGCCACGGCAGATATGCTTGCCTACGATTTGACCGTAGACGTGGGTTCCATGGAGGAAGCCATTTATGAGGTGATAGACGGTAAAACCTTTGAGGACAGAATTGCTGACCATGTAATAGCCGGGGATTTGTCGGGCTTACAGACGTTAGTCGAATCTGAATATCACAGGGTATTCAATGCAGCGGAAGAGGATGGAGCCTATGAGTTCCAGTCCACAAGAGGACTGGGAGTTTCAAAGAAATGGGTGACTGTCCGGGATGAAGCCGTTCGGGATACTCACAAATACCTGGAAGGTGTGAGCGTGGCTCTGGATGAAGAGTTTTATACCTTTGATGGTGACCATGCTTCCAGACCAGGTGAGTTCACTAAGGCAGAGAACAATGTGAACTGCCGTTGTGTACTGAAACTTGAAACTGATACTTCGCAGGATTGACCTGCTTGTATGGTGAGGGAACACCTTAAAACGCACACTCAGACAAGAGGATAAAACAGAAGAACATGGTGAGGGAACACCTTAAAACGCAAGGAGGACTTTATTATGAGTTATTTAAGTGATTTGCTTGGAGATTCCTACAAGGAAGGTATGACTGAGGAAGAGATTTCTACTGCTTTACAGGTTGCGGGCGCAGGTCAGAATAATGACGCTGAAATCAATCGTCTGAAAGCACAGCTTTCTAAAGCCAATTCCGAAGCTGCTGATTACAAGAAGCAGTTAAGAGGTAAGCAGACTGCGGATGAAGCCGCTGCCGCTGAACAGAAAGCAACCATGGATAAGCTGACCCAGGAGAATACCGATTTGAAGCGTTCTATCGCTCTGGCAGACAAAAAGACCAAACTGGTAGCTATGGGTTACGATGAGAAACTTGCTGACAGTACTGCAATCGCAATGGTTGACGGCGATATGGACACGGTTATGAAGAACCAGGCTACGTTCAATGAGTCCCGTGAAAAGGCAATTCGTGCTGAACAGATGAAGAAAACTCCCAGACCTGCTGCGGGTTCTGAGGGGACGGGCGGCATGGATTACGCTAAGAAAATCGAAGAAGCGCAGGCAAGCGGCGATTTGACCGCAGTTGCCTACTATACACGTCTGAAAGCGCAGGATGAAGCGAATCAGATGAAAGAGTAAAAATCGGAGGTAAAAGACAATGGCAGATACGTTTGCAACCAGTTTTGGCGTTCTGAATTATTCTGGAATGCTGTTTAACAAGGGTAACGTGCGTACCCCGCTTTCTTCCATCATCGGTAGCAAGGCGAAAACCACGAATCATGTAGAGTTCGTTACTGGACAGGAGTACACCTCTAACGGTAATGGCTCTCAGCCTGCAATCAGTGAGAGTGCTTCTCTGACTGCCCCGGACGCTGATGTTGTGACCCGTTCTCAGAAAACGAACGTCACTCAGATTTTCCAGGAGTCCGTTGGTATCTCTTACGGTAAGCAGAGCAATATGGGTACTCTGAGCGGTATCAATGTTGCAGAGCAGCAGGCAAACCCGATGAGCGAACTGGACTTCCAGGTTGCCGCTAAGATTCAGAAGGTCAACCGTGATATTGAGTACACCTTTATCAACGGTGAGTACAACAAGGCTACTTCTGACGCTGAGGTAAACAAGACCCGTGGTCTGGTAAATGCTATTACCACTAACACTATGGCAATGGCTAAGAAGCCCCTGGGTCTGTGGGACATTGCCGACATGGTGAAGAAGATTTACGGTGCGAATGCTCCGACTGACGGCCTGGTGCTGTGGTGTGACGCTGTGACTCTGTTCCAGGTCAACGCTGACGCTGTTCAGAATGGTCTGACTGTGGTTCCTGCTGCCCGTGAGATTAACGGTATCGCTCTTTCCAGTGTGGTAACTCCTATCGGTGTTGTTTACCTGTATCTGGGTGAGTGCCTGCCTGCGGGTACGGCAATGCTTCTGAACCTTGATGTTCTGGCTCCTGTTTATCAGCCTGTTCCGGGTAAGGGTAACTTCTTCCTGGAGCCGCTTGCTAAGACGGGTGCGGGTGAGAAGTATCAGCTTTTCGGTCAGATTGGTCTTGACCATGGTCCCGAATGGTATCATGGCAAGTTCACTGGTATTTCTACTACCTTTGAGAAGCCGACCTACAGCCGTTCTGTTTATGTGGCGAATGCCGCTGACATTGGCAAGACTACGGGCTGATGAAGATTAAAAGGAGGTGGACAACATGACCGATGAAGAGAAACTGACCATGCTTAAAAGCATGACAGAGGAAACGGATAACGATGTGTTGTCCACTTACCTCACTTTAGCGAAAGGGGTAGTGCTTTCCCGTGCCTACCCTTATACGGAAGAAGATAAAGTTCCTGCAAAATATGACACGGTTCATGTTGAGATTGCCGCTTATATGCTGAATAAGCGTGGGGCAGAGGGTGAAACAGCACACAGCGAAAACGGCGTTTCCCGTTCTTATGAAGATGGTGACATTCCCCCTACCCTGCTGCGGCGAATCCTCCCTATGGCGGGGGTGATTCTATGAAGCTGATGAAGCGCAATCTCAAGCCCGTGCATTACTGCCTGTACAAAGGCAGGGAGCCGCTTCTGGACGATGACGGGAATGAAACTGGTGAATACCAGGTGGGCTATGAAAGCCCCGTTGAACTGCAATGCAGTGTTTCGCCTGCGACTGGATATGCCCAGGTGAATATGTTCGGTAACTTAGAGTCCTATGACAAGGTACTCATTACTGATGATACAAATTGCCCCATTGACGAAAACACCCTGCTCTTTGTGGATAAGGAGCCAGAGTTCGGAAATGACGGCAATCCTCTCTGTGACTATAGGGTACGGCGTGTTGCAAAGTCCCTTAACAGTATTTCTTATGCGATTAGCAAGGTGACCGTATCGTGAGCAAGCGTGTTATCAAAGTTACGTTATCTGAAAAGAGCATTGACAATGCCATTAACGAACTCAAGAACTACAAGACGTGGTTGAAAGAGTGTACTGAGAAATTCATACAAGCCCTTGGCGAAGAGGGAGTCCAGGTGGCTACAGCAAAGTTCCAGACAGCCGTCTATGACGGTACGAATGATGTGAGCGTGTCTGTAGAGAGCAGGGATACCAACAAAGTAGCCGTGGTAGCTGTAGGAAGTTCAGTCCTCTTTATTGAGTTTGGTACAGGTGTCAAGTACCCAGACAATCACCCGGAAGCAGGTAAGAACGGTTTCACCCGTGGTGGCTACGGTTATAAACTGGGACGGCTTGAAAAGGGATGGCGATACACTGGTGACCCTGGTTCTAACGGTGAAGTTATTACCACGGGAAAACACGCAGGTGAAGTTCATACCTACGGTAACCCTGCAAACATGAGTATGTACGAAACAGTCAGAGAGTTGGAAGAGAAATTTGCAGAGATAGCAAGGAGGTGTTACACATGATTGACTGCGAAAACGAAGTCTATACAAGGCTTGCAAAAATCTTGAGAGAGAAATTTCCTAAGATTGATATTGCCAGTGAATATGTGAAATCACCTTCTTCTTTTCCTCATGTGAGTATTACCCAGAGTGACTGCTATATCCCTACGGAGTGGCAGGACAGTAGCATGAAAGAGAATATGGTCATTGCCATGTTTGAAATCAATGTCTACTCCAATAAGGCAGAGGGTAAGAAAACAGAATGCAAGAAGATTATCAAAGAAATCAATGACGCATTGTACTCCATGAATTTTAGGCGCACGGCTATGACCCCGGTTCCGAACATGGAGGACGCAACAATCTATCGGATTACAGCCCGCTTCCGTGTGGCAACCGATGGAAAACACTTTTACAGGAGGTAAGTGAAATGGCTACAAGTACTTATATGACTTTCCTCATGCACAAGAAGGAAACGGCATGGGAGAAGCTGCTTGACATTACTGAGTTCCCCGACCTGGGCGGTGACCCGGAACTGCTTGAAACCACCACTCTGTCTGACAAAATGCAGACCTATGTGAATGGTGTCCAGAGTAATGACGGCATGACCTTTAATGCCAACTATGACCACACTGAGTATAAGGCTCTGAAAGCCCTTGAGGGTAAGAACGAGGAATACGCAGTATGGTTCGGTGGCACTGAGACTGCAAGTTCCCCGACTCCTACGGGTTCTGAGGGTAAGTTCAAGTTTGCAGGCGAACTGTCCGTCTACGTTACTGGCGGCGGCGTGAATGAGGTTCGTGGTATGGCGATTACGATTGCCCCGTCCACTCCTATCACTGAGGACGAAGAGTAAGATTGCATTTAATTTTGAGAATTAAAGGAGAGTTGAGCAATGGCTAAACAGATTGTTTTTACCTATGAAGATAAGGAATACACGCTTGAGTTTACCAGGCGTACTGTCAAGCAGATGGAGGATGAGGGCTTTGTCGCACAGGACATTGACCGTAAGCCTATGACTCTGCTTCCTGCTCTTTTTGCAGGTGCATTCAAGGCGCACCATCGTTTCGTGAAGCAGGATGTGATTGACAAGATTTATGCGGGTATGCCCCATAAGGATGAACTGATTGGCAAGTTGGCAGAGATGTACAATGACCCGATTGTGACTTTGATGGAGGAACCCGATGAGAAAGCGGTAAAAAACGTGAGTTGGGAAGCGAACTGGTAACGGGTTCGGACTCCCAGGCTGCAACGGGCGGCGGCAACCGCCGCTTGCCCGTTGTTTATCGTTACGGGGAAACTTTTGAAAAACTCTGCGGTTATTACATGAGTCTGGGTATGGGTTATCACGATTACTGGGATGGCGATTGTGAGATGGCACGATACTACAGGGATATGGATGAAAAGGTCAAAGAACGGCAGAATGAAGCCCTTTGGCTACAAGGTCTGTATTTCTATGAAGCGTTGGTTGACGCTTCCCCAGTACTCAACGCTATGAGCAAAAAGCACAAGCCTATTCCTTATAGGCAGGCTCCGATTCCTCTTACCGAAGCACGTCATAGACAGCAGCAAGAGGAAGAGAATCACAAGAAGCTGAATGCAGGTAAGGAAGCCATGAAGCAGATAATGGCAGGGGTTAATTCAAAATTCAAACGGAAGGAGGAATAAATCATGGCAGTTGAGATTGAAGGTCTTGAGTTTCAAATTGAAGCGAAGTCCGAAAATGCCGCTAAAGGTGTAGACGCTCTGATTAACAGCTTCAATAAGCTGAAAGCAGCAACCAAAAGCGGCGCAGGTCTGAACAATATCAGCAAGAAACTGGACGCAATCAGCAATGCAAAGCTGAGTATGTCCGGGATTGAGAAGATTGAAGATTTGGCAAAAAGCCTTAATTCTCTGAGCAATGTCAAGATTTCCTCCACAATCTCTAAGAGACTAACTGAAATCGGTGCTTCTCTGGATAGTCTGGACTTGTCTGGTGTGGAAAAGGTTGAAGCACTCAGCACTGCTCTACAGAATATGCAGGGCATTCAGATTCCGAATATGAGAAACCTTACTGGGAACCAGACCGCTACGCCTGCCGGGACTGCTACCCCTGCTGCGGCAGCAACGAACGCTACTTCGGCGGCAACCTCTGGTGTTACTCAGTATACTTCACAGGTTACGGCAGCAACCAGTGCCACTCACAATTTCGTATCTTCGCTTGGTAAAGTGGCAGGTGCAGTGGGTGGATTTACGGGTATTACATATCCGTTCGTACAGGCGAAAAATGCACTGGGCGCACTTCCTGCCAAAATCAAAGAAGTGGTGGGCAACCTGGGAACACTCTATCAGCAGTTTGTTAATACAGGCGGTGTTCTGGGTCTGTTCGGGAGAAGTATCAAAGCAGTTGCTTCTACGCTGGGTTCTAAGTTGGCTGCGGGCATGAAGAATGTAACCTCTAACCTCAAGAAGATGAACCCGATAGCCCAGATTGCGAACGGGAAGTTGGGTCAGTTGTTCTCTTCCTTAAAGCGTATTGCAATGTACCGTGCAATTCGATTCTTCTTTGCACAGCTTACTGCTGCAATGAAGGAAGGTATTCAGAATTTGTATATGTACAGTTCCCTCATGGGCGGTACGTTCAAGGGAAGTATGGACAGTCTGGCAACCAGTTTCCAGTACCTTAAGAACAGCATGGGTGCTATGGTGGCTCCGCTCATCAATATGATTGCTCCTGCGGTGGACGCTCTGATTGATAAATTTGCGGCATTGTTGAACATTGTCAATCAGTTTTTCGCCCGTCTGTCTGGTGCAACCACCTTCACGAAAGCGAAGAAAGCGGCGGCTTCCTATGGCGATTCTATCTCTGGTGCGGGTAAGTCTGCGAAGAAAGCGGCAAAGGATATTAAGGACGCTACGGTTGGCATTGATGAATTGAACATTATCAGTCAGAAGGATTCCAGTGGAAGCGGTTCTGGCAGTAAGAACTATGGCGATATGTTTGAAACCGTGCCGATTGACAGTAGCATTTCTGAATTTACCGACAAGCTGAAAGCAGCACTGGACGCAGGTGACTGGAAAACCCTGGGTACTTTACTGGGTGAAAAGTTCAATGAGATTGTGGATAGCATTGACTGGTCTGGTATCGGTCACAAGATTGGATACGGGCTGAACGGTGCGATTCAAACAGCATACTGGTTCCTAAAGACAGCGGACTTCAAGAACCTGGGTAACCATATAGCAGAACTGCTGAATGGTGCAATGGAGGAAATTGACTTCACATACCTTGGCAGACTTCTGGTTCGTGGTGTCACGGTAGCCCTTGATTTTATGATTGGCTTGCTTGGCGGTTTGAATTGGAGCCTTGTAGGAAAGAGCATTGGCGATTTCTTGAGGGGTGCATTCAATGAAGCCCAGGAGTGGATTGCAAGCTATAACTGGAACAAAATGGGCAAAGACCTGTGGAAGAATCTCAAGGCTTGTATTAAGGGCATTGACTTTGCAGGTGTGGCACAGAGTTTCTTTAAGTTACTGGGTTCTGCTCTGGCGGCTGCGGTTAGTTTTATTGCAGGTTTCGTGCAGGGTATCTGGGAGGACATTACTGGGTATTTCCAGGAATATCTAACCAATGATGACGGCACGAAGAAGTGCGGTCTTGACTGGGTAGCGGGTCTGCTTGAGGGTATCTGGGACGGCATTAAGAATATCGGCAAGTGGATTAAGGAGAACGTATTTGACCCGTTCATTGACGGATTCAAAGAGTGCTTCGGTATTCACTCTCCTTCCACAGTAATGAAGGAGATGGGCGGTTATGTTGTCGAAGGTTTCTTACAGGGACTCAATAAGTTCAGTGAGATTGCAGGCAAGGTTAAGGAATGGGCAGGCAAGGTCATTGAGTGGTTCACGAAGGGTGAGGACGGCAAGGGTATTGTTGAACATTTCAAGGAAATCGGCGGCAATATCGTAAGCGGCTTCAAAGACAAGGTTGGTGGTACTTATACTACGGTCAAGTCTAACGTGACCACTTGGGCAAGCAAAGTGAAAGACTGGTTCAGCAACAACTCTTTTGGTGGAGTGAACAGCGATACTTTCAGTACCTTTGCGAACAACACGATTGAAGGTTTCCGAACCAAAGTCGGTAGTGCCTATACCAACACCAAAACGAATGTGACCACCTGGGCAACCAATGTGAAGAACTGGTTCTCTGGTATTGCTTCCGCTTCTGCATTCTCTGGCTTCGCAACCAGTGTGGTTGATGGATTCAAGAACAGAATCGGCGGCTACTACACTGCGGCACAGGGTAACATGAGTACCTTCGGTAGCAGCGTGAAGAGTTGGTTCACAGCACATTGCTCCTACAACGGTTTCTACAATGTAGCTTCTGACGTAGTGAGTGGTTTTAAGAACGGTATCGGTGAATTGTACCATACTTGCAAAAACACAATCTCTTCCTGGGGTAGTTCAATCATTTCCTGGTTCAAGGACAAGTTGGACGTAAACTCCCCGTCTAAGGTCTTTTATGAGATTGGTGGTTTTGCCGTTGCAGGTTTCAACAATGCGATTGCCCAGGTGGGTAAGAGTACGAAGTCTGTAGTCGGTACATGGGCTGATTCCTTCACGAATTTCAGTCCGACAATGGCACTGGCAGTTGATACTTCTGCTCTGAAATATTATGACTCTGCCGCATTCTCCCGGTCTATTTCTTCTAACGTACAGAGCAGCACGGAGGTTTCCGCAACGGGCTTCCGTGAAGCCATGGAGGATTTCTACCATGAGTACGTTGAACCGACCATGGCTCAGATGGCTGATGATATGCGTAGGCAGGCTGATAAGGAAGAGAAAACCGTGGTGCAGGTTGGCAACCGTGTGGTGACTGACGCTGTGACCACTCAGAAGAAAGCCAATGGCTATAGCTTTACGGGATAAGGAGGTAATGTGTAATGGCTTATCTGGCAATCAACGGTTATGCGTTACCTCCACCCCTACGGTGACCACTCTTGTAGATTCCGGGCGTAACGCAAACGGTACGGTGGTGGGTCAGCGTATCGGACGTGACCAGTACAAGATTGACAATCTGGAATGGTCATGGCTCACTGCCGAACAGTGGTCAAAGATACTGAGTATCCTTGATAACTTCTTTGTAAATGTAACTTTTATTGACCCTGTAAGCAATGCACCTAAGACCATCAAAATGTACTGTGGTAACCGAACGGCTGAACCCTACTGGGTAGATGAGGACGGTCACCCGACACACTACAGGAATTGCAAGGTGAATCTGATTGACGTAGGAGAGTGATTTTATGCAAAAGGTATCCAAAGAGTATAAGGCAAGCATGAAAGACTCCCTCCGTGAGAGAGCATACATAATGATTTCTTTCGGAGTTGTCAACCAGGAAGCGCAGGCGAAAGCCAAAGTAGACAGCGGAGAGTTTGCCTACTTCTCCAACCCGGACAACCTGTTTAATGAGGGAACTGACGATGTGGTGTACGCCACTTTGGAAGAGAACTTTACCAGGGTTGACGGTTCCATGTATTTTCTCCCACGGAACAAGCCGGGAGCAATGTTCTACAACACAGGGTTGGTGGGAAAGAATCTGGTATCAGACGGACTGTATGAAGTAACCATAAACCTTCATGCGGCTCCGACTGATTTCAGAGGTATCACGATTAACTTCGGTGAGAACTATCCTACTGATTTCGATTTTGTCACTAATACCGGGCAAAAGGTTGAGTTCCGGGATAATGACAAAGCTGTTTTTACTACAGAGGAAGTGCTTGAGAATGTAACCACACTGACTCTGGTGATTCATAAAATGAAGAACCTACGAAGCAGGCTGCGTATCTACTCCTTCCGTTTCGGTTACGGACTGGTGTACTACAACGATTCTGTTATGAGTTCTTCACTTGAGAGTTATGTCAGTCCGATTGGTGCTGACATTCCTCAGATTGATTTCTCAGTAACGCTGAAAAACTATGACAAGTATTTCAACGTGGACAACCCGAAGTCGGCTATCAACTTCCTGGAAACGGGACAGGAGATGGACATTTACTACGGGTATCAGCTTCCGAACTCTGATGAAATCGAATGGGTCAGAGGAAATCACCTGCTCTGTTCTGAGTGGGAGTCCGATGACTACACGGCAACAATCCGTTGCCAGGACGTGTTCCGTAACATGGACACGGAGTATTACAAAGGGCTGTATGCTCCGAATGGCAAAAGCTACTATGACCTGGCGATTGAGGTTCTGAAAGCTGCCGGGGAGAAAGACTACTATGTTGACCCCCGACTCAAAAAGCTATACACGAAGAATCCTATCCCCCGTGTTTCCTGCAAGGAAGCATTACAGATTATAGCCAATGCCTGCCGCTGTGTTCTGTCACAGTCCAGAGTTGGTACGATTCAGATTAAATCCTCTTTCGTCCCGGAAGCTGCGGCAAGCAGTAATGGCGAAACCGATTACTCCCACGTTGCGAAGATTCTGACGGATGATACCAAAGATGAGTACGCAACACTGGCAAGTAACTACACCACGGCAGACGGGACAATGTTCTTCCTGCCACGGGCGGCAAGTAAGAGGACGTTGAACACAGGATTTATCTCAGAACAGCAGTCTGACGCTGACGGTAAGTTCACCACAAACCCTATGGTAACAATCGTGCAGGAAGCCGCCTGTATGTACTACGGTGTGAAGTTCGTGTTCGGTAATGCCCTTCCTTCGGGAATGGTAATTCGTACCTACAACAATAACGAACTGGTCACTGAGTATGAGGTAGAGGAAGAGATTACAAAGACCCTGGTGATTCTTCGGGACTTTGATGATTTCGACACCATGAAGATTGAGTTCACGGGAACGGCAGAGCCGTACAACCGTATTGTACTTAACAACTTCGCTTTCGGTGACGTGACTGACTTCACCATGGAGCGGCAGGACATGACTTCTTCCCCGAAAGCTATCAAGCAGGAGTTGGTCAAAGAGGTCATCGTACCTTGCTACAGTTATCAGCCGGGTAATGCCGAAGAGAGTCTTGTCAGTGAGGATATTACCGTGAAGTCTGGTGATGTGGAAACCTTCTATGTGGGCGAACCGTCCTACAACTTCCGGGCAAC